CTTATCCACCATTTTCAAGAATTACTTAGAAAGAGAAAGATTAAAATATTTGACAAGAAAACTATTGAGGAACTAAAAGTGTTTCTCTGGTCAGACAGTGCTTCCTTTTACGGGGCTGGTGCTGCTAAAGGTTTTCACGATGATGATGTCATCTCAACAATGCTAGCATTCTGGGAATATCATCCTACTAAGATGATGGAGATACAAGCTGCTAAGGCTACTCCACCTGTAAGGAAGCGAGTCTTCCAATATAACTAATAATATGCCAAATAAAGACAAAACAGGTCCAAAAGGAAAAGGTCCTAGGACTGGAAGAAAAAAAGGTAATTGTAAAAAAACTAATAAAAAATAATATGTTTAAAAAAACAAAGAAAGTAGAGAAAGTTAACAAAAGTGAAGAGTTAAAGACTTTTCTAAAAGCTAAAACACCAACTCTTTTCGATAGAGACCCTGTACTTACAGGTAACCTTGATTTATTCGTAGAAGAAATTTTGAAGATAGTTCAATAAACACATATGTTGAAGCAAATTAATAAAGAAATAATTGATTTTCAGACAAAGCAGATACAGATTGTTCCTGGCTTGTCTTTTAATCAGTATGACACAATAAACAAGATATTGTTTTATTACAACTCCAGATATACTACAGGTGACGTAGATAATGATGGTGATAGAAAGTTCTTCTATAATATTAATCGTAATCCCTGTAAGGTCTTTTCTAAAGCTATTGATTTCGACACTAAGAATATCCGTCTATTGACATTAGGTGGACAGAGTGCCAGAAAGACTTGGTTTATGGAACGTGACCTAAAGTATTGGATGCGTGATATACAATTTGGTAAAGTTTTAAATAAAATCTTTGCTGATTTACCTGTATATGGAAGTGTTGTGGTAAAGATTGTAGATGGTAAGCCAATGTTTGTTGACTTACGCAACTTTGTTATAGAATCCTCAGCTGATACAATCGATGAAGCAAACTATAAAACAGAAATACATTCCTATACACCAGATGATTTTAGAGCTGTTGCTAAGCAAATGAAATGGGATGAGGCTAAGGTAAAGGAAACCATAGACCTTTATCACGAAATGAAAGAAACATCACATATTCGTGTATATGAAAGATATGGTGAGGTTCAAGACCCTGTAACAGATGAATGGGCATACAAGAGAGTATTTCTAGCTGATGTTGGTATAGATGAAATGGACCAGCAAGGCAATACGATGATACAACATCCAGGTGTTGAACTTGGAAATGAAGAATGGGAAGGTCATCCTTATAGGGAATTTCACGCTAACAAGGTAATAGGTAGATGGTTAGGGATTGGAACTGTTGAGGAATTATTTGAGCCACAGATTGCTCAAAACCAAAACACCAACCTACAAAACAAATCTGCTAACTGGACAGCATTAAGAATATTCCAAACTAGAGATGAAACCATTAATAGGAACCTGATGACTGACGCTAAGAATGGTGAGATTATAACTGCTGAGTCTGAGATTACTCAGATTAATATGGCAGATAGAAATCTAGGGTTCTTTAATCAGCAAGACGAAAGATGGATGCGTAATAGAGATGAACTTACATTCTCCTATGACGCAGTACAAGGTGAACGATTACCAGCAGGAACTCCATTGGGTTCAGCTCAAATAGCTGTAACTCAAACACTTTCTTACTTTGAGCTTATTCAAGAGAATATTGCCTTAGATGTTAAGGAGATGTTATACGAAGTAATCATTCCACAATTTGAAAAAGAAAACACAGCAGAACATACATTACGTTTAGTAGGTAAAGACCTAGACGAATATGTAGAGATGGTTAAGGATGAACTGGTTAATAAGGAAATAATGAGACAAGCTATTAAAGGTAATTTTGTAGATAGCCAAGGAAAGGAAATGATTGAAGTTTCAATAATGGCTGAAGCAAAACAGAACAAGGAACTATCGCTTACTTTACCTAAAGGATTTTACAAGGACATTAAGTATGATGTAGATATTGACATTACTGGTGAAAGTATGGATACACGTGTAAGAAATGCAACACTGTTTGCAGTATTACAGGCTGTAACTGCTGACCCAACAGTAACTCAAGACCCAACAAAGAAAAAGATAGTTTCATTAATGTTAGAGAATGGTGGAGTTAACCCAACTGATATATTCGAATCAGATGTTAAAGCACCAGAAGATATAATGCAATCACCACAAATGGGTGGAGGCGGAGTATCGGCACCATCACTACCAGCTTCTGGTGGAGGTGGAGAACAAACATTATAAATATGGATAAAAAAATAAGGAAAGAAATTTTAAGTTTAATGGCTACTTCGAAAGAAGGGTCGGCTATTAAAGATTGGCTACAGGAAGCTATTGATGATATTGGTAATATTGACAAGGCTGAGAACTGGTCTGATACTGTTGGTAGAAGGAAAGCCAAAAACAAGCTAAAGGAATTATTTTCCTTTCTTAAGACTACAGATGATGTAGCTAAGAAAACTAACCCTTATGAATAAAATCGGGAACTAACCCGTATAAATAGGATACACATATGAGTGATGAAAAATCAGAGTCATCAACTGAAGAGGTAGTTGAAGAGACTCAAGAAGAATCAACTGAGGAAAAGGTTTCCGAAGAAGATAAAAAGGAGCCTCAAGTCAGTGAAGACGAAACAAACACCAACAACGACAGTACCGAATCTGTCGAGAATACTGTCCCGTACAGTAGATTCAAAGAGATTAACGACAAGTTAAAAGATGAAAAAGCTAAGAATGCCAGAAGCAAAAATGTGGAGGCACAGTTAGGTGTTGATGAGTTTATCGACATCTCAACCTCACTAGAGGGTTTAGACCAACGAGAAAAAGAATACGTTTCTCGAGAACATAAACTTTCTGGGTCAAAACTTAGTGACATCCGTAATAGCGAAGACTTTAAACTCTGGGACTCTGCCTATAAGGCGAAAGTAGAGAAAGATAAATTAACTTTAAAACCTTCTGGTAAGCAATCCGAATCTGACAGACCTATGAGCTTAACCGATAGACTGGCTAATGCAACCATAGAAGAGAAAGAGAAAATCCTAATTGAAGCAGGGCGATACAAAAACCCACGCAGATTACAGGACCGAGTAAAAATTGGCGGATAGTACCGAAAGGTAAACAACACAAATGCCACAAGTTATTACAAATGATGTAAGTGCGATACAACCAGAATTATGGTCCTCTATGGTCCAAGTTCCTTTATACAAATCATTAGTAGCTTTAGAAGTTGCTAATATGCGTTTATCAGACACTGTAAAGTATGCTGATACAATTCACGTTCCATACTTTGGAGATTTGACTGTCGCAACTTACACACCAGGCACAACTTTAAGTGCAACTGCTCAAGACTGGAAGTACGATACACTCGTAGTTTCTGCCTACAAGCATTGTACCTTCTATGTTGATGACCCTCGTTCTTTAACTGTCAATGTTGGACAGCAAACTGAGTTAGCTACTGAAGCTGCTTATCAACTTAGAAATTCAATTGACACCGATGTTTTCAAAAATATCACAGGTGCAGATGGCTTTACAGCCGCTGACGATGACGATATTTTAGGAGGCACAAATGCATATCCAGTTTCTGCTGGTTCTGCAAATATCATCAACGTTTTCGCAGGTGCTAGAAAAGTACTACGTGAACGTAATGTCGAAGAGACTGGTGATTGGTGTGCGATTGTTACCCCTAAGATTGCTGCTGATATTGAAATTAAAGCAACATCAGTCGGCTACAACGTAGCAGACGCAACCCTGAGAAATGGTTATGCTGGAGATTTTATGGGCTTCCAAGTCTATATTTCCAACAACCTTCCTTCAGGTAAACTAACAGCTATTGCTCCTGGAGCAGGTGGTGTAACAGCCGCTGCTCTATCTGCAACTACTTCGAAATCTATTTACTTCGGTAAAAAGAATACTATCGATGTAGTTATGATGGCTGCACCTCGTCTTGAAATTCGAAAGAAAGACGATATGATTGGTTCAAACTTTATCACCTGGACTGTTTATGGTTCAAGTGTGTTCACTAAGAATCAGGACAGAGGCATCAATATGCCTATTGGTTCTGCTTTCTATAGCTAGAACTTAACTAAGTTATTTACGTTCGAATCCAAACTTCAATGAGGAATTCGAGCGTGAATTGGAGAAATAACTATGAAACTTTTAACAAGGTACCTTCGACTAAAAGCGAAGATAAAACTATTAAGACGTTACAGATATTTAAACGAAGTAAATAAGATTCTTGAAGAATACGAAACTAAAAGAATTTTAGATGGTGGCTCGAAAGAGTACATCGCAAAGAGTAGAGGAGAGCTAGTTAATAAACAAAACGCAATTAACGAGAACTCTAAGTTTATCGAGTTCCTTAAAAAACTATGAAAATATTATTTGTAACCGATTCGGTTATGTGCTGGCAGCACGGTATTTGGTGGCATCGTCAAAGTATCCCGTCAGACGCTTTATCAAGTAGAGGACACTCGATTAAACAAGTAGCTATGGGAACAGAGTTTCCAGAGGATTTACTTAATTGGCCAGATACAGTTATATTTGGAAGAACATACCCATCACAGTATGACCCTATTAAGATTATGCGTCAGTATAAGAAGTTGGGTAAGAGAGTTCTTTATGATATGGATGATGATTTTTGGGAAGTATCTAAAGATAACCCATCACATTTAATCTCTAACGCACTGAAAGACCAGTATGAAGGAATGATTAAAGAAGCAGACGCAGTAATTACACCAAGTGATGTTCTTGCTAAGAAGTTTAAAAAACATTTCAAGAAAAAGGAAATCTTTATTTGTCCTAATGGGATTAATTATAAAGTATATCAACCTAGACCAAAAGATAAACCAGACTTGGTTATCGGATATATGGGTGCAGCATCTCACTGGAAAGACCTTCAATTAATTGGAGAGGTCGTAAACAAGTTATCAGAGAAACACGACTTTGTTTTCACAGTATATGGACTAACAGGAGAACCAATGGAAGCTGCTATGTACACCTATGAAAGACTATTGGAAGGAAACTATAAGCCAGAACAGAATGCTTACTTTAAGTCAGCTCTTGATTTCTATGCACAGCTAAAGGCTTGCAGAATGTGGCACATACCTTTTATGCCACCAGAATTACATCCAACTGTTTTATCTAAGTGTGATATAGACATTGGACTTGCTCCACTAGAAGATAATAAATTTAACAACGGCAAGAGCTGTGTTAAGTTCTATGAGTATGCTTCAGTTGGGACAGTGTGTCTTGCCTCTGA